ACACTGAGATTCATCAGCATTCCTGTTCCATTACCACCCGTCATTGGGATGCTCTTAAACACCCCGTTTGGATAGTTGGTTCCTCCAGTTACTGTGGCAGCAAACGCACTAACTGTAATATCAGCAGTCATCTGCTGACCACTACCACCTGTTACTGCAATATTTGTATATCCACCAGTAGCATAGTTGATACCACCATCAGAAATAGCACCACCAATTTGATCAACCGTGAAGTCGATAAGAGCACCAGTACCCGATCCGTTATTGAGAACGGGAATATTTAAATAAACACCTGGTGTATATCCAGTACCTGTTTGGGTTATACTTCCACCAAATCCATCAATTTCAATACCTAAGGTAGCAGAATCACCAGTACCACCAATTGCAGCAATTCCAGAGTATGTTCCAGCATCGTAATTGGAACCAGCAGATGCAATTGCAATGCCTAAAGTATCAAGGCTATTTTTCTCAATTACAAAATCTCTATAATACTTGACGTTTGCCGCAGAGAGATCAGATAATTTTTTACTGTTACTAGCAAATCCTAGTGTACCTGTACCATTTCTATAGATGCCTAACGTAGCATCATTTACAAATGCCAAACTTGGATTGCCTACTAGACCATCACCTAGTTTTAAATTTCCTGTAGATAGATCAGATCCACCTGCAGTAACGTTAAAAATTTGAGCAGCGACTTCGTTAATCTTCAACCTTTGCTGTTCAAAGGTATCAGTACGTGCTACATTAGTTGCTGGCATTTTTTATTAACTCTCTTAGTAAGGATTTGATCTCAGAGACATCATTCTTCAACTTATTTATGTCGTCTAACGCGGAACCTAACTGTTTAGATTTACGTCTTGCATCAATAGCAGAATTGTCTACATTTAAGATAGCACCAGTGTTTTGGTCTCTAACGAGACCATCATGTCCTTCAACTTTTACAAAATCCATATGCGGAATTAGAATGCAGCAACAGCACGAATATCTTGAATCTTAGGAACATAAGAAGGATCTACTCCCATCATTACAATTTTAATTGCATATGATGAATATTCTGGTAGATTTTTCACACTATATTTGAGATCTTGATATGAAGATTGCTTCTCTACAATTCCTGAAATTGTATTTTCGCTGCTAGCGATTTCAAATACATCTGGTTCTCCTTTAGTGTTAAAGTAGATCCAATCAATGTCCTCGAAATTCTCTTGACTAGATGCTTTCTTAAACTTATAAAATACTTGCAAGTTAGAAATATCTCTGACATTTGCAAGTAAGTGTACATCAATTGCAGTAGCTGGATTTGTAATAGAAACTTCTTTGGTTACATACTTTGCTGCAGCAGATCCATTCTTGGATGTATCTTCAGAAACAAAATCGAAACCATTGGTATAAGTTAGTTTACCAACTTCCAAATAAGATGCTTCATCTTCTGGTTGGTTTGGATACTTAACAAAATCACCTACACGGAAAATATCAGCAATTTGCTCTGAAACATCTGCATTTCTATTGTATAGAGCAGTATTATCTACAATTCTTTCATTGTAATTATCATTGATTGGATTAGTATCAACTCTTAGAGTTAATTGTTGTGTTTGACTATTCCAAATAGTTGTCTTGCCAGTAATCTTATTGTCATATGTTTGAAGTATGGCATTTGGATTACGTGCTACAATAGTAGAAGCGTCATTAATGTTGATTAAGAACTGAGATGGATTGGAATCTACAGTTACATTAGTAAGACCTAACTGATTACCTAAAGTTACTGTCTCTCCTTTCTGGAAGAATTGACTTGTCTTAACTCTAACATATACAACCTGACCATCTACTCTTGCAATAGTTCCTGTTGTCTTTGTAGTTAGACCTTTGATTGTTTGATTATCTCGTAGTTCTGTTCCAGCATTACCAGCAAGATTGAACTGATAAACGGGATAGAACTCAATAACTTGATCTCTTCTACCAAATCTGTTTTCTTTACCTTGAGCATTTTCAATTCTATTTGATACTGTTTTAACAGTAGCACTAGAAAGATCAATAATTGGACTCAAATGAGATACAGTAGACGATAGAGTCATCTTATATGTAAGTGATTGAGGTAAACTGTTTAAAGTTTCGTTAATATCAGATGCAATAAACTTTTGATTAGTAAAGTAATGTGGTTCATTCAAGAATGTTTTTTCAAAATCAGGTTGAGAGTATGAAGTGTAGTTTGTAGTAGCAGAATCTACAGGTACAACATTTGTTGTTTTAACTTCTGTATTTAAAGTAGTACCAATGAATGAAAGATAACCAACTTGTGGGTATAATGTTTCATACTTTCTATTATATGATGCATAAACAAGATCTCCACCACCAACAGAATTTCCTGATGCTTGACCAGGAGATTTAATGTTATAATAATCAACACCAGAGTTAGATACTTCAAACAATGTGCTGTTTAAAATAGATGATGTAATACCACCTGTCTCTAATGCAGTTCTATAGAAGACATAAGAGTGACCAGTATCTTCAAATCCATTATCTCTATGATTTACTTTTGCAATAGCGTTATTATTTTTGTAAAGTTTTGAAGTAGAGTTTGTATTTGAGCTTGCATTAGTTTCAAATGGATTTGAATCTAAAAGTTCGTAGTTTAAACTATTATTTTTGAGTAACAGTTCTGCAGGTCTAGTAACATTAAATTCAGCACGGTACACAGTGAACTTAAGATCTTCAAAGATATCTTCAGTCCAACTTTCTGTATTCTGTGAACGATACACAGAACCTAGAGATGGTTGAGTTGTAATGACTGTGCTTGTAGCAATATCAGTTTCTCCAAGTTTAGAAGACCATAGTTCATAATCAGTTGAATCTGTTTCAACTACTAGAGCATACTCGGTATCATTTTGTAGATATACAGGGTTATCGAAAGCAAAATGTGTTGGTGTCGTGGACGACGTAACATCGCCAGAATCGATCGCTACACCCATTCTAACTGCTGGTGTGTCTATCTCGATAAAGGTTTGGATTTCACACCCTCCAGCGCCATTTCCGACGCCTTTGATGACGACTGAAGGTGCTTCTGTATATCCAAATCCAGGTAGTGAAACTTCAGCGTTATAAATTTTGCCATTAGAAACTTCAATATTTGCGGTTGCATTAGAACCACCAGGAAGTTGTGGACTTTCAATACTGATAATTGCACTATCATAGTTAAGACCAGTATCTGTAATTCTAATATCTGACAACTTGCCACTGTCTTTTGCAATAGCAAGAACAAAGTCAGTACCATCAGTTGCATTTGCAAGAGTTACAGATGGAATAGTTAAATCTTCATTGGGACGGAAAGATTTTCCATTATGATTACTAAGAACAACAGTGTAAACTTGTTCGTTAGTCAAACTATATCTACCAGATACAGTAGATACTAATTCTACGTTGTTCTTATCAAAGATCTTAAGAATAGGACCAGAAGCAGCAGAAGATGCACCAGTTACATTCTCTCCTTTTAGAACTGACATATTTCCACTAGCAAAACATTTTAGAATTGTAGTTGGAGATAAAGTTTTTTCAGAACCAGGAATAATGTTCTTAGCAGGTTTTTCTGCATCTACATTAGTGATATATGTTTTGACTGGAATAGTATTACTCTTCTTGCTAAAGTAAAGATCAATTCCAGTAACAAAACAACCACCATCTAGATTTTCAACTTTGAAGGTTTGAGCTAGTGGATTTGGTCTGATGGGATTGTCAGTATTACTTTCAATTAACTGTACACCCTCATTAGATTTGAAGACAGATGGTTTTGTAGATACAATTCCAGAAGGATTTTCTGGTAAAATACCAGTGGCATAATACTTAACTTCAGTATAAGAATCTACACCTAGTTTTTCTTCATTAGTTGCACTAGAAGTAAATCTAAATGTTAAGATACCAGAAGTAAAGTTCAACTCTTCTGCACTATTGTCATAATTTAATGTTCCAAGATCTCCAGACCACGTTGCATTTTCTGCTGGTGGAGCACCCGCAGGAACAACAATTAAACCAGATGCATTACCATACTCATCAGTTGTAATAGTACCATTAAATGCAGACAAGGAATTACCTGCAATCCCAGTATATCTTAGGTCAGGGTTAACCCAACGAGAAATATCTCTTCCTTCTAGGAAAACGTAGATTCTAGTATTAGGTTTCATTCTGCCAACTTTAAATTTGACAGGAACACTTCTAGTAAAGTATGCAAGAGATGTAGATACAATTCTATCACCAGAAGTTTTTGTTTGTACTCCTTTTCCTACCTCATTATTCTTAGGACTGATGTTAGAAGAACTTCCTACAGATGCAGTTGTAACAGAAGTATTTGCTACTTGTGAATTAACTTCACCAAGAGAATTAATAGAAGTGAATGAAGAAGAAGCACCAACCCAATTAATTACAAATGAATTGTGTAAACTTGAGAAACTTTCTTTGACATTTTCTTTTGCCAAGAAAATATTAAATAAGTCGGTATTTGTATCAACAACAACTGGTTCTACACTTTGATCATACCATTGATCAATAGAAGGAGTTAAATCACCATCACCAACATATTGGAGAACAACAAATGGATTTGGATTTAATTTTCCAGAAGCAAAACTATTTCCTAATAAAGATAATGGAGAGTATGGTAGAGTTACCATATTACCAGTTTTCTTGTATCCAGCAACAGTTCTTTGATCTTCTCTAACGTTGACTTCTACTAGTTTAATAGAATCTTCTTTAGATTGTGGTCTTAATACAGATTGTTGTGGGTCGATAGCACATCTGTAATCCAATGACTTAAGATTACCTACTCTATGTGCTTCAAAATTATCAACAAAGAATCCACACTTAAATCTATCAAGTCCAATCTCATCCTTGACTTGCATATTAAGAGCTTGCTGCTCTAGAATGCTGAGTGTAGTGTAATACTCAAGACGCTCAATACGCTTCTCTAGTTTACCGATGTCACGCATTGTGTAGCGACGGTTATCAACTGGAGTAATCCTTACATCCTTACTGGTCTTTGTGAATGCAGGAATATGTGCATAGAATAAAGGTACAGCATCCTCAATAGGATCTGGTTTAGATGGGTTGAGTGAAGAGTTACCTTCTTTGACGATGAATCTTCCTTTTTTGTCTAGGAAGATACCATCAATACGATCTAGATATTGTTTTTGACTAAAGGAGAATGTATACTCTAGTCCTAAATCAGGAGCAGGACTGCTAGCAATAACCGCACCAGCACCAGCAAAAGATCCTTCTGTCCTTTCTAATGTAGCAGTATCAAGGAAACCAGGAATGATAGCATTGTTATCCACCTTAGGTCTAAAGTCGATAACATTTTTGAGTTCTGTAATACCAAGAACAGATGAATCAAATGTTGGGATTTCATCTTCCGCAACTCCTGCTTCATGTAGATAACTATCAATAGTACAGAAATCACCTTGTGAATGCTCGAAGAAATCGAAAGCAATAACAAGTTGTCCAATAGTTGCTTCAAATCCAGGTTTCAATACAATACGGGATACATCATAAATTGTATCTCTTTGTCCATTGTCAAAAGTATATCTGGATGTTACGTCAGTACCAGAAATTAGATTTCCAGCAGTATCAATTTGTGGTGGTTGAGAAGGTGTTCCCTCATATACATATCTGAGTTTAAATGCATCAGAGTATGATAAGATTGATACAACTTCTGTATCGTAATCAGTACCTCTTAATGGTACAACACGATCACCAGCGGATGTAACTGTAATTCTTTTGTTTCTTATGGAAGTTTTTAATCTTGGTTTTGCATTAGATACTTCTAATGTTGCAGTTAACTTAAGTTTTGGGAATGTTCCATTAGATGGTACACTACCAAAGTAAGTTGTAGGTAGAGATAAACTAATACTACCAGAAGTTAAACCACTGGATGTGTCAGTAGAAGATGAAATCTCAACATTTTCTTCTGAAATGTAAACAATATCACCCCTAACAATATCAGGTGCATCACCTGGATCAATCACAGTGATCATGTAGTTCTCTTCAGTAAACCTTGCAAATCTCTGTGTACCAAATGGTAACTGAGCAGCAAATGTAATTGTACCACCATTAGATGATGCAGTAGTTACAAAATCTCTACGGAAGTAATATTTGATCTTAGTATCATCACCACCTGCAGAAATTTGAGAAACCTGCTTGCTTCCAGTGGAGAATAATAGTGTGCCACTTGTAGAATTGTCTACCTTTGGACGTAATCTTACAATACTTGCATTTGTTACTGGACCTGGCAGCACAGTATCAAAATAAATTCTAGATTTATATGAACTTTCTTGCTTGGTGGCAAATTGTACAATTGCCCTTACCAAATTATTATCATCGTCAGAGAATTGTACTAGATCTCCTTGCTGTACATCATTAGAAGCATCAGCACTAAAACTAGTAGATTCTACAAAAGAAGATCCTTGTGAACCAAAGAATGTATAGTCAGTGACAGTTTTAATTTCAGAATATTTTTGACTATCAACTACAACGTCTGCAGAAAAAGTATTTGCATTTCCAGATCCATATGAACAACCAAGAGATTTTACATTCTGTGGAGTGTACGTAGTAACTGTATCTCTGAATAGAATAGGTACAACAGATGCAGCTGCTGCAGGAACTGATGCACCTTCAGGATTTTGTGCAGTTACATTAGGAGGTTGTGCATATTCAATGTTTACCGATCTTCTATTAGAAACAGAAGCTTTGTAAATAGAACCTGAGTTTGTTTTACTAAGAAGAATTTTAGATGAATCAAACTGCAAACCATTAATTAATAACGTGCAACCATCAGCATATCCTAAACCTCTTTTTTGTACAACAAAATGAGAGATAGTATTTTCTTTAGCAATCCTTACCGTATTACCATCTTCATCTCTAATAGTTTCTCCAGATAAGAATCTACCAGATAGTGTTTTAACAAACAAAAGATTATTTGTACTGTATACACCAGAAGGAGTTCCTTCTACAACACCATATGCACCACTGTCTACACCAAATACATACTTACCTTCGCTGTATCCATTAGGAACTGTTTCTAGGATAATTTTAGTGAAGAATTGGGGATCGAAATATGATAAACCAAAAGTTGCATTGTATGCACTAGATCCAGCAGCAAGACGACCTCTAGATAAAATAATATCAGAATCTGAATTAAAACCATCTCCTCTTTTCTTAAGGAAGAAGTTATTTGGTTTAGATTTACCGATAACAGGTGTGATAGTATTAGAGTAATCTACAACAAAACCAAATTCTTGTCCACCAGATGCAGCATCAGATTCAGAAAGATAAATGTTTCTCTTGAGATCAGGATCAGAAAGATCATATTCCAATAATAACTGTTCTAATTCGTTTTTAGGACCAACTATAGTTAACTCTAAAAACTTAACAGATATTTCTGACTGAATTAATGGTTTGTTTGTAATAGCAAACGATAGAGTTTTGAACGATGAAATAGCAGTTGGTGTTCCTACATCACTTCTTGTTTTGATGAAATACATTTCACCATACTGAGATTGAAAACTACTATCTGATACAGAACCAATTAAATTTACTGGATCTGTAATTTGTAGAGTAATGGTTTTGATACCATCATTTGGAGTGAAAGATAGTCCTCTTCTATCAATTGTTTGTCTGTGATCTGTTGATAATTCTGTATCGTTGAGACCAATAGAACCATCATTAAATACTGAGTATAAAAATACGTCAGGATATGCAGTTAGGTCGGATCCTTCCTTATTCAAAGGAACGCTACCATATACATTAGTAATGCTGTAAGAAGGTAAACCTCTTGATTTAATATTTACATTATCAGTAGAGAGACTTTCTCTTGCTTTGTTAATTTCTAGATACTTAGTTTCTTTATTAACAATCTCATAACCTTTAATGTACGCTTTACCAGGACCAACGCTAGCAACCATCTTTCTAGAAGATGTTCCAACATCATATCCATTGTAGAGACCAAAGTCATCTACGGCATATAGACCCTTGTTACCATTTTTCTGTGCCCACTCCCTAACATCAACAGAGAAGTTATCGACAACATAGTCACCAGATTCATCAAATGTTCTACGTGCTAGAGTTTGCTCTATTACACTAAAATCTGTCGAAGAAATCTTACTTTGTATTTGCCCCTTAGAAACAGTAAGAAGTTGAATAAAGTTTTTATCGGTAATTGCATTTAGAGCAAACTCTTTTAACTTTAAACTAATTTTTAATCTGTGTGCTCCTGGAGCAGTATAGTTAGAAGAACCAATAGAATTATCATATAACGATGATTCTTCTTCGGGGGTTACAATTTCTTCTTTAATTGTAAAACCAATTTTTGCAGATGGTTTGTTGTAATATTCGTCAATGACTAATAGTTCTTGATCACAACGGACGAAATAACCATTGACAAAGTAAATACCTTCTTCTACCTTTACAGCAGAACCAAATCCCATTGCAGGACTTTCTAGAGAGGTAGTTTCTCCTGTGTCTGGGTTTGTAATTTCAATGCTAGTAGGCAAAACACTACCATCTGTACCAACAACTAGAAGCGGTGTATTGACACCATCTACAACTTCTAGAGTTTCACCTTGACGGAAGGTTGGTTCTGTATTAGAACTACCACTATTGATGTAGTTAACATACAATGTATCAGAGGTAGATTCTGTTGCTAGTGTTGTTGCGAGAATAGTAGCTTTGACACCAGAAGTTAAACCAATCAGTTGTTGACCGATTAGTTGTGAAATATCATATTTCTTATAAACAATATCGTTTCCTTCAGAGACCGCAACCTCAGAAACAGACGATAATTTTACGTAATCTAATTTTGTGTTGAGACCAACCTCACCAGGAATGACAAGCTCACCCTGCTTGAATGCATATTTACCAAAACTTTCTACTTGGTTTTGGAGGATCGATTGTAACTGAGTTAATTCTCTAGTTTGGATCGAATATCCAGGACGGAATAGAATTTTATAAAAATTCTTATTCGCATCGAAGTCCTCGTAATAAGGATTTACATTAAGGTTTGTCTTCTGTGGCATCGTTTTCCGCCAAATACTAGCATTCTTTGTCCTTAGTATTTATAGAGATAAAAAAAATCCCCCGAGGATCTCAGGGGATTTAAAGTTATTTACTTATGATCAGAATTCGATGACTAGTTTGATATCTTCAATCTGGTCAGGAGCACGAGTGATCAAACGACGGTTCTCTACGTAGATTACATTGCCAGAGTTATTTTCAATCTCTGGATTAGCAAGACCACTTGCAAATGTGGAACCTAATAGAGCAGAACTGTAACTTGTATCTACATTACCAGAAGCGGTAGAAGATTCTCCAGTAACAGCATTAGAACCATTGCTCTCCAATGCTCTTACAACACCTTGATCTGTGTGTGCATCATTGGTTTGGATGTACTTAAGAACACCAGCAGTTACAGAACCGCTATCTAGTGTCCATGATACAACTGTACCATATGCTGTACCACCAGCAACTGTTTGAGTAATCTTCTCGTCAACAGAGAAATCTGCGGTAGCACCAGTAATCTTAAGTGCCTTTAGACCAGAAAGTGTGTCATCTGTTGCAAAGGTTGTAGTACCATAGTTGTATGGATCAGCAATGATACCGATACGACGGAAGTCGTTATCTACAGGGAAGTCACCCTGACCTTCAGAATAAGTAAGACGAATGTTAGTCATAACACGCTTACCATTTAGTTCTGTCTCGTGATCGGAACCGTGACCACCTGCAGGAGGTAGAACAACTTCGATAGCACCAACAGCAGTAGCACCAGTTGTGACTGCGCTGCTTAGACCAGCATCAGAGAAGAGGTTACCATTGCCTAGAAGAACATTGGAATAGGTATAACCCGATCCACGAGCTTCAATCTCAGCAGATGTGATTGTACCAGAACCATTAGTTACAAACTTAACAACACCACCAGTTCCGTCACCTTTAACACTAGTATAAAGAGTTTGTGATGCAGGGAGGTTAGTACCAGAGTTCTCAACTAAAGCAACATCAACAGCGCCACCAGTAGCAACAGCAACAACTGCCTGTCTAGATGAGTTAGCAGGAAGAACGATTGGCATGAAGTCCGAAGAAAGGAACTTCAGTACATCATCAGTTGGGATGGTGTACATATACTTCCAAACATAACCAGCACCAGTTGTCTCTGTGTAGATACCAGTAGCAGAATCATAATTAGCACCTGCTACAGTTGGTTCTTCAGTAGCGTTTTGTCCAGTGCTATTGGAAGGGTCTTCACCATTGTAAAGACACTTGAATACTTCATATGCGGAGTTCATAACATAGAACTTAGCATCTGCAATGCTTGCAGCACCTGTTGCAGTTTGCTTACCGACTTGACCGCCGCCACCAGGGGTAGCAGAGTAGTCAGGTTTCCACATATCAAACTTAGGGTTAGCAACTAGATCCCAGTTGTAACGACGGATAACTGTTCTTGCAAATGAATCAGTAATACGCTTTGCAGCAACTAACTCGTCATACAGTGCTCTCTTCTCTGTTTGGTTATCAAGAGGAAGGGGCGGAACATCTTCAGTAGCGTAACGATATATACCAGAAACTGCTGTGGCACCAGTATCAGAACCGCCAGAACCACCACTTCTACCTTTTAAAGCAGAACCAATAGGAGGAGCGGAGTTAACACCGTTGCTGCCAAAAACGTCGGTCAGAAGAAGGGCACTATCATAAACTGCAGCAACTGTGGCACGGAAAACGGTGGAACCATATGTCCCAACGTACACTTCGTTGCCAACTACAAACGCCGTGGAATTTTTTGTGTGAACTTCTAAGTAAGCTTTCCATGGTTGTGGACGACCCACAAAAAAGTACATTCGAGAGCGTTCCGCACTGGTATCGTTAGGACCTTCCGTTAACGATTCCAGGAATTGTTTAGCATTGAAAATTCTAAACTTATCAGAGATAATAGCAGCCATTTGTTTTCTGTTCCGACGTAGGGTTTGTGCCTGAGTTATTTATATTTATAGCAATATTTATTAAATTGGGAACGGAACTAACTCGTCTCCGTTCACAATGGTGTTTGGACCTCTCACCAGAGTGCAACCAGTAAAGGAATTTATGGTTTTGCCTGTGTATTGTAAAACTGATCCTTGACCTGTAAAGAGGTAACCAGAAACAGGGAAGTATGATGTTTTTTGTGCATTAAGAACACTAGGAATAGTTCCAGAATCCAGAGAACTAGTAACTGGATTTTGAATTGATGGATTTCCTAAATTGAACTTATCACCTGATTTAGTGTAACTAGAATCTGCTCTATCAGTGAAATCACCAATAGTCAAGGCAGGGAAGTATTGGGTGATATCTCCAATACTAAAACCAGATACATTAGCAGTTCCATCATCAAAAGAGATATATTGCCAGTTGCCAATTGTTGGTCCTACGTTAGATTTTAGATATTTGCCAACGTAGTCATTGGTTCCAAACAATTCATTTCTAACTATAATAATAGTACCATTACGCTTGGTGACAGTATAGTTACCAATAGAATCTTTAAGTAAATCAACTTTATTTTGATTTCTTTGTTGTACTGGATCATTAATAAATGCAGTTTCTTGATATCCGTCAACAGCACCACCAGGAGGTGGAGTAATAACAATTTCAAATGCTTCTCTTGTAATAGAGAAGTCAGCAGGTGCAGAAACTTCTCTTTGTGTAGATCTTTCAAACTGAGTATTATTTACACCACCAGCAACCATTGTGAAATCACTTTCAGATTCAATAGTAACGATACCAGCAGAGATAACACTGATATCTTCAATCTGTCTTAGATATGTTCCAGCAATCCAATCTTGCTCAGTTGTATTTTCGTATCCTCTGAGAATTTGTATAAATCTATCAGAAAGTTTCCTATTATAGAATACAATCTCATTACCAATTAATAATTTTCCATTAGGAGCAAACTTAGTAGTGTCTCCAATATAAGCAATACTATCATTGATATTAAAGTCAACTTGTAAGTAAGCAGCATTTTCAAAGTAATTGTAATTCGCGATTGAATTATTTTCAATTTCTACTTGTACTGTAGTAGTAATTGCTTTAGAAATTGTTGATATGGAATTTAGAGATACAATATCTTGTACTGCTGCAGATACTAGTGTTCCACCAGCAAATACATCTATAACTTTAACATCATCAGCTGATGTTTCTTCTGTTGAGAAGAATTCAATATAATCTCGTTTTGGATCTAAAGCACCACCGATGGAGAATACCTCAACTTCCTTGAGATTAAATTCTCTTTCAATAACAATTTCTGCATCACCTGCAACCTGTACAAAAACAGAACTGATACCACTAATAGAGTTAAGACCAGATTCATCAATTTCAGATACAACCGAAATTGCAGTCAGACCAAAGGTTTCAATATATGGGTTAATACCAATATTAATTAATGAAACACCAACGTCTCTTTCTGTTAAGATGTCAAATCTTCTAGTTGCAATAATCTTGGGAGCAGTAGTATATTCAAAACCACTATCAATCAGATCAACACTGATTACTTGACCTTTACTTACTAGAACATTTGCTCTAGCACCACCACCATTACCATCTAAAGATTCAAACTTAAGAACAGGTGGTGTATAATACTGATATGCAGTAGGTTGGGTAATTGGATCATAACTACGCTGGTTCCAAGTTAGATTTGAAACGTAACCATCTAGTACATCATTAATAATAAACGTTCCATCAGTTCCTCCAGGAATTGCAATGACATCACCAATATCATAGTTTTCTCCACCTTCAATAATCTTGATATTAGTAACTGTGTCACCAGTTGTTGTAATATCAATTACAAGACCAAATTTCTTAACATCAACACCACCAATAGTTTCTGTAAATTCTGGAATTTCAACTCCAATGGCATCGCTATAACCTGACCCCGCATTTTGGATAGCAACTTCTAATACTTTACCATTTTTAATAGTTGCAACAACAGAAAGACCTTCACCTCTAGTAATTCCAGTATAACTTTCAATTGATACTGTACCAAAAATATTATTTGTAGTTTGCTGTCCATCTCTACCATCTTTACTGATAGCTTCAGATGGAAGTTTCTTAATTCTTCTGAATCCTTCTTCACCTTCTACTCTAATCTTATCATTATTTGAAAGGTATACAAATGGTTGTTTGTATGTCTTGCCAAGAATAGTTCCAGACCATATTCCATTATCATCTTTCAGAAGTTTTCTTCCAAACTCATCCTCTTTGAATGAGAGCACAGGAGTAGAAACTGAAATAGTAATATTTCTATTATATTTGCCTTTAACAGCAAATGTAAAATCAATACCAGATTCTATAACAGGGTTTTGACATTTAATATTAAAAGATACAGTATTAACACCATTTCTAATTGGATTACTAATTTCACCAATTACATTATATGTTCCATCTCCTCTCTGTTGCCAAACATGAATTGCAGTTCCAACTGAATCATCCATCCATGTATACTTAAGAAGAGTATCTAAGGTAGATTCAATAGCAGAAAATTGTAATATTCCCTGACTGAAATAAGTATCGGGAGCATAATCATAGATGTTTAAAACTTGTCCAACATCTCTACCATAAAGATATCTAATGTCAACCTTCATTTCCTTTTTAATTGGAACATTGAAAGTAATATTTGGACCAGAAATTTCATACGAATATCCTTTTCTTTGTAGAACTCCATCTACAAAAACATACATGCTATCTTCTGATTCAATGTTTTGTACAGTAAAGTCCTCTACATCTAAGATTAGGAAAGGACCATTACGTACATTATTGACTAGATTGTAATCAATAGTGAGTCGTTTGTAATTGCCAACACCAATACCAACAACTTTTTCTACAGCAGTTGGTTCTCCAATAGTTTTGGCACTGAAATCTTGATCCCAAATAGGAGCTACATCGAACTTAATTTTGTTTGGAATTACAGTTCTATCAATAAAATAAGAATCCTCTAGAGGATAACCTTCGGTATACTTAGGTCTTTGCAATACAGCATTAAGTGTAATGAATAGATTTTCATCCTTGTCAGTATCAACATTAGTATTGTCATCCCAGTATAATTCAAACTCTTTAGTTTCACCATCAATATAATCTGGAAGAGATCTTGTTACAGATTCTTCTCTAATTACATCACTTAAATTGTCATGTAATGCATCCATTGCAGAAATCACTGTAGTGCATTCTTCTACAGGAAGTAAAGGATCACCAAGGATATTGTAGTTAGAGTAAGTTACATCTTGAGTCCAGTTACCAGATTTATTAGGATTTTGTTTTGTTTTTTCGACAAGACCTCTACCTTCAGTTAGAATAGTATTGACAATACCATGATAGGTATTCAATGTGCTTTCTACTTCTGCACATACAGGAGAAACAGAGTCAATTAATGCATCAGGATCTGTACCAGGCAATTGATTTCTCATTGCTTGAATCATCAGATCTTTAGCATAATTAAATGTATTAATTGTTTCTGTTAACTGACCAGAGATGTAGTATAATTCTTCACCATATGGATATTGTTTCTTCTGATAGTATAGTTGTGCTGCATCTACAATCTTTTCATTACCACCAAACTTAAGTGAATAAACATAAGCATCTAACATGAGACCAATGTCTCTACCACACTTACTTGACATAGAACCCCAGTTCAATCCAGGATACTGTGTTTGTGCCCAAGTTAGTGATTCTGATACAATGTATGCTCTGTTGAGTGCAATGAGTTGTCCTGCTTTGTAGAACATACCAATGCTCTGACCACTCCAGGAGAATGCTGCTTGTGTAGTACCAGAGAATGATACAGGAACACTAACAGTTACGCCAGGAGGCACAGTAAACGTATTTCCAGGATCAACAGCACCAGTGCTTGTAGCAATTGTAGCAGTGGATGCTGTGCCACTTAATGAAGTGGTTCCTGACGGAGCACCACCGCCACCACCAGAGTTAGCTAGTGCTGAATTGTTTAATGTAATCTGAGTATCGCTATCAATAGATACAATCTTTGTTCCTACAGGGAATGCTCTACCAGAACTTACAAATAAACCAATAGCAAGATTCTTAGTGCTGCTAACAGTCATCATATTAGACCCTTGGACATAACTGATGTTTACATCAATCCAATCCCAGTTCCTAATAGCAAGTTTTGCTAATCTAGAAACATATTCAAAAATAGCAATAGAGTTAGTTTTATTATTTTGAATGTATTGGTAGATATCACTGCTATTGAAAATTTCAGTATAATTAATAATTTTAATATTTCCACCAAATCTTAGGTCATGCTGATATGCATCTAAGATTGCTCTAATATCCCTTTCGTAATCATCTTGCTTGGTTGCCCAATCTAATGTGGAATATGTTGCTTTACCAAAACCAATTGCCTCATTAATGATAAAATCTACATTTCTTTCAATTTGATTTGCAGCATCAATCCATGTACCATTACGTTGGAAAATATTTCTTATCTTCTTGAGGTATTGTGTATTGTATTGTGCATCCTTGAATTGGAATACCTTACCGTAGAAAGTAACACCCTTATATGCTGTGACTGCACCACCAGATCCCGTTAATTTAGTTCCTGGTCCTAGAGGTGGAGTAGAGAAAACAATTTGATCATTAGAAATTGTGAACGCAACTCCTGGTTCTTGAATAACACCATCAAGAGTTACAATCAATCCTTTTTCTGAAGCAGGAAAGAATGGAGTTCCGTTATTTAAAATTTGGAATGACTTAGTTCCTTGTAATCTACCATCTGTATCATAGTAACCATCAAAAGGTGCGGCAAGTGTAAACTCAAATGCACGGTTTTCATTAAATAAGAACTCACTAGGAGCAGCAGTACCAAAACCTTTACGAATTCTTTGATTTTCTACCTTCTGTACAATCTGTGTAACAGTTCTTCTTGTATTTTCAACTGTTATCTTGTTCTTATCAGGATCCCATAATTGAATAACACTAAAGTGGGATGCCTTTGGCATCTCAACTGGCATCTCAGAACTTGCAGTAGATTCAACATCTACTTGTCCAAATAATTTAAATCCTGCAGGGTGAGTAGTGGACTTGATAAGATCACGCCACTGTTCAATAGATGTTTCCGATTTGATTACATAAGAGTAATCCTGATAGAAGAAACTATCCTGTAGTTTTTGATTAGATACACCTAATCTTCCTCTATCTGACTTATAGTATCCTAAATTGTCATAGAAACTATTAATTTCTTCGCTGAAAGTAGAAACAAATACTTTACTAACAATAGCATCTACAGGGAATCTGAGAGATTCTATAGAAATATTCTCACGCAAAATTCCTTGTGTATTTGAAATCTTAAGAAGATTAGATCCTAATCTCCATTCGGTAACAACTCCTCTGAATACTTCTACCCCATTCAGTTTCTGAATTACAATTTCACCAATGCTGAATTTACCATTGATGTTCTTGACAGCAACGATAAAGTTTGAACTGAAAGTAGAAGATACAGTTTTGTCTAGATGGAAAGCACCACCATTAGTTGTAATCTTAACACTCTTAGGAACACCAATAGATGTACTTTCTGCATAAGCTTCTACATCACCTTCAATGATTATAATATCAGGTTTGAATGTATAACCTTTACCTGCATTATCTACAGTGATAGAAGCAATCTCTCCATTTCTACAAATGATATTGAAGGAAGCATCAACACCATCACCATTAGTGATTACAATTTTTGGATTTACGTAGTTTGATCCTTTGTTTGTGATATTAACACCAATAATAGTATTAGTTTTAATGTCAAATTCTAAATCAGCAGTTGCTCTATATGGTGCAGATGGATCAACACCAATGATAACAGGAACTTTCTTGTAGTTAAGTCCTAAGTTAATAATTTGAGTTGTGTCAATCTTACCAATAGCAAACTGGCCAGTAGTAGTATATGTGATAGATCCTGAACCATCCCAAAGAGGAGGACTGGCAACATCGTAAACAAAACGATTCGGGGTAACATAGATTAAAGTTTTAGATCCTTGTAGTGGATCTGTTACAATCTTAAATAAAGCACCACCAGAATTTACTACATTCTTTTTATCAAAGTAATAGAAGTTAGTAAAATCAGTTCCTACTTTGGTTTGATAGTTGTTGGTTGCATTTCTGTAACCAAAACCAAATTTGACATCAGTAAATGAACCTGCATTACCAGGAAGAATTGTGGTTTCTAATTTTTCTACCGTATTCAGGTTATAGTTGTTGCTTGGACTAATATCAAAATAAGTACCAGTTAAACTAGAATGTGAAGTATCAAATTTATACTTATAGAATTCTTGTATGTTTATATTGGGATTAGGTACAAATGTACTATTATCTTCTGAGAATTCAAAATTGTATTGAACATTTTCTGCAGATTTAATAGAAACTAATCTTCTTGGATTACTGCTATCGAAGAAACTAGAACTCAATACTACTTTACTTGCTGTAGATGTGAGAGTAGAGTAATCATACACAATTTTAATTTTATGTGTTACAGGATCGTATGACTGAATGTAACCAGAATTGGATCCATCAAAAATTTGGAAGTTATTTGTAAAATTAAATCTTGGGTTGTATAGTTCTACTTCCTGACCATCAAAGTGATCTACATCATCAGTACCTTCTTTTCCTCTGGATACAAACAGATCACTTCCAGTGATACTTTCAATTTGCAAAATCTCATCGCCAATTTTAATAAGGTCATTATCAGAGAAACCGTCTGTACTATCAACGGTGACCTTTGTACCGCCAGCAGGAACACCAACGTGTCCAACATAGAGAGCAAATCTTGCAGTAGATTGTGATGCACCAGATCTTACTAGATCTTCATCTGCAACTCCAAGATAATCTCCTCTTGCATATCCAGAACCAGCATCCTGAAGTTGCATGTCGGATACAATACCCTCAGCAGATACAGTAAATGTAGCAGTAGCACCAGTTCCCGATCCACCAGTAAGAGAAACACTAGTATAAGTATCAGGGGTGTAATCTGCTCCACCATTAAGGATCTCAAAACGACCAATACCAGTAAAGTTGATACTTGTCTTTCTATTAGGTGGAATTAAAGTAGCTACTTGATATAATCTCTTTCTTAGATAATAAGTTTTAGTTGTAGTAGCATCATCAGGATTAATATCGATGTCTACTTTATCACCAATACCTAATCCATGTGGTGCTGCTGTTTCGATCAATGCAACACTTTGATTAACTTCAAATGGATTGAGACCATCACTAAGTGAAGTGAGTCGAACTAACTTAGTACCTGAAGTATTGAATAGGTCATCTGATTGTAGGAAATAATCTGGAGTAAACGCTAACCAATCACCATAATCCCAATCTGCTTCAAGTAAATCTTCATAGTTATCTTGAATAGGAATAACTTTAATTTGTACTGTATTCTGTGCTGCTGTTCCTTCTAATACTATACCTTTAGCTATGGGTGCATTAACACCATCAGTTAAACTTAATGTTGCACCCTTGGTGTAAGAACTTCTTTGATCAAGTAACATGATGAATGTCTTGATGGTTGCAGAGAACGTTCCTGTCTCATCAAACACACCATTGACATTTCTTAGTACAATTATATTATCATTTTTTACTGTACCAACGATAGAACCAGTTGCACCAGAAGAGGGTTGGTTTAATGTGTCATCAGCAAATAAATATGCACTTTGAATAGTTGTTAATTTTACAACTTTATCTTCTTTTGATTCTAGGTAAGATACACCTTTACCTTTAACAGATTTAACAATAGATTCAACTTCAGAACCTTCTGTTCCTCTATTGTCAAAATAAACCTGTGAGTTAATACTAAAGTTGGCAGAAGAATCTACTACAGTAACTTGTTCTACATTACCTTGCTTTACTTCTGCAATTTGAGCAATGACACCTCCACCATTTCTCTGCATTCCTGCTTCATAGAATTTTCTAGCATTCTTAGGAACGTCATTCTGACTGATATTAGAATTGTAGTTACTATCAACTGGTAGAGAGTAGAAATTTTCTCCTAAAAGGTATGGGTATTGCGGTACTTGATTGCTATCAATAGTAATGAAATAAGCATAAGTTCCTTTCGGAAAGTCGGGGGTAATGCAAAATCTTCCATTGTTTTCGTCTAAGGTGCCACTCCTGTGGGTATAGGTGTAGTCATTAACAAAAGACCCTATGGGATACTTTATTAATGATGGTCCTTCCTTACGTGTACCTTTCAATGCATAACTAGATGTCATCCTAACAATAGAGGATGTTGAATCTAGAGAGTTCTGATAACCAAATGGACCATAGATTGGATTACCGTCGTAAGCGAATCCAATAATAGGAGAGTGAGTTTTTGTAGCGGGTTCAGTTCCTGAGCTACTGATGTTGTCGTTGAGAGCAACACGTAAAGATTTAGGGTTAGCAGCATATCCATAACCATACTCTAGTACATTATTATAATTTGGGAAGATATAACCATATTCAGTATCTAACTCATCTTCAATTTTATTAAATCTATTAAAGTTCCACTCTTTAAGAAGTGGGATACCAGTTGCACTATTACCAACTGGAATAACATCAACAACAACAGTATCTTGATTATAGAAATTACCTTCTCCAATTTTAGTGAAATCAGTGATCTTTCCGTCAGTATCAACAACAGATAGATATTCTGCAAATCTACCACGACCTGCATTATCCCTAATTCTAATCAGTGGAGGTGCAGAGTAAAATTCACCTGGATTGTCAATAACAAGACTAGTAACTTTACCACCAGTAATGATAGCACGTACAGATGCATTACGACCAGAGGTGATAGTAATATCTGGAGTTCTAGGGAATACATCATTAGTATCAACAATGATACTTTCTACAACTTGACCAGTAAGAATTGCTCTAGCTTTATTTGGAACTTGATCAACCAATACAAATGGAGGTTTTGTATATCCTGTTCCTCTTTTGTCAATCTTGATTTCTTCTAATTTACCAAACCTAACACTTTCAGGATCTTTATATCCATAGAAAGGAACACCATTGAGAGCAATGCCAACATCACTCTTGGGTGTTAAATACTTTTCTGTAGTTCTGGTTGCTTGTTTTCTAATAATACGAAGCAGTTTCTGATCTAATAGTTCTTCGTTTACAGTCGAACCATCTAAAATTTTGTGTGATGGATAACTAGAACTTGCAATGTAGTAATACTGATCATCTGCTAGAATAGAAGAAACGTTAGTAGATACTTCATTAAGAAAAGTTTCCACTGCAGGTAGCGTAGGTACATCTACATTGGCACCAGTGTTTAACAACCATCTGGTGGTATTTGTACCAGTTTGTACAATTTTAGAATCAGATGTCTCAAATCCTGGATTGGAAACTTGAATCTTGTCTCCAATAGCAGAATATGGTTGTGCATCAGAAGGTAATAAGTTGTATACAACACCAAATGTTAACAAAGTAACATTAGATCCTTTTAAAACTACTGGTTTGTATACAGGAGTGTCAACAACATGAGGTCCAGCAGATGCAGCAGCTCTTTTTTTGATGATGAACTGGTCAACTGTCTTATCATCAAACTCAATGGTCTCATCACCAATCAAAATTAATCCAGTGAGATCCCAACCTATTGTTGAGAACACATCAATTCTATTCCCCGAAGTCGCTGTCCCTGACAGGGGTTTGCGGAGTTTAGTTTTTGTAGATACACCAAATGTACCATTAACAGTTTCAGGTGCTAATACAATATTGAAAATTTGCTCACTATCTGATGTACCATCAGCAAATACATTGTCAACAACAGCATCAGCATAACCATACTCTTCTGTTGCTTCCTGTACGATCTTTATACCAATCAAATCCTTAGGATTACCACTAACAACCTTACATTTTAGTGCATAGATGTTAATCCAATCACTAGTAGATGATTTGTATGTAAAATCTTTTGGATTATATGTCTCAGGAACATCTCTAGTTGTATTAGAGATAATAGAATTGAAAACAAACCTAATAGATGCGCTTGTTCCCTTGGTTTTGTAGAACTGCCTAATATTCTTAATCAGGGTTCTCTTGTCTACATCACCTTTTAAATACTTTTCTGGAAAAGATGCAAGATACTGTGACTCAAAACTCTTGATTAGAGCATAGAGAAATAAGTTACTTACATTATGTACTACAGCACCAGAGTTGTGTGGTGCAGAATCAGTAGTAACAAATGCAGATTCCTCATACAAGTCACCTAGAGTTGTGTTACCACTAACACCTCTAGAACACTCGTTTAGTGTAGTGTCGGTTCTTGTAGAGTAAAAAATGATTTCATCGTCAATTCTGATGTAACCATTCTTCTCTGGAAATGATGTTGCATCCTGAAGAACGATGGTACTATCAGAATCTGTAATAGTAACATCTAGAATATTATTTTCCCTGAGCAAGTTTTGCTCATAGAGATTAATGTCATTATACTCTAGAAGATTATTGGCAATATCTAATGGTTGCCCAGAACTTTCTTGCGCCTCATAATACTTCTCTACAAATTTCGAGAAGAGAGGGTATTCATCTACAATAAAGCTCGGAAGTTGCGACTCGATAAGAGTAGAAATTTTCTTGGTTCTGATAGCCATCTAAGTTACTCTTTGTATGCAATAAAGGATGAATTTGCTACATCAACATCAAGATACACCTCGCGAGATGCTTTAATATCATTTGATGCGGGTTTTACTCTAACTGAAATGCGATTGTCAAAAAATGATCCCTTAATAATAGTTAAACTATTCATAATCGTTTCACCTTTTACATAATCAATAATACCAACTTCCTTGTCAAGGACAACTTTTTCGCCAGTCAAAGCATCTAGTCTATATAGGACAATTTTGCCATCATTATCTTCTAGATAGACATCAAAATTAGGGTATTCAGTGACTCTAAATCCTGTACTCGTCAACACAGGATCATCACAATCTTTATCAAACTGATTTTGGAAACAGATCTCGTAATATGAAGTAGAATTTAACTGTGGATAGAAATCTTTTCTCATCGTCACAGAAGTCAAGTTTGATGTAATTGCCTTTGATGAATCATCAATTACACTGACTGCTTTACTATGTCTGAACTTACCATTGAATTTCTCTGTCTCACTCCTCTCAACATAAGATTGGAAAGTGGAAATTGCCTTTGCTGAAATTCGCGAAGGTGCTTTGTCTGTCTTAGAACCATCATAGAAAATCTTACTAGACAGTTCAACATATAGAATAGATGGGTCGATAAGAACAGGTTCTACTGATGCAACACTATACTTCTTTAATTCAGTAACAATATTTGATTTCGTTAATGATGTTAGGTATGCAGAATCTCTTGGTTTAACAGAAATGAATACTTTACCATATTCAGGTGGAACTTGCTCTTCACCACCAAATACAATGATATCACCAACTGCAGGATAGATGTTACGAACAATAGCAGCATAATCAGATGCAATGACTGCTCGGTTCTGTGTACCAAATGTTTTAGGTGCAGCAAACTTGACTTCCTGAATCGATTCTGCTTCTTCACCACCAACTGCAGCGATGGTTGATAACACACTACTATCAAATGCACCAGGAGAGATGCCTAGGTCGTTCTCTAAGACGCCTGAAAAGACAAACGTTCTAATGCCATTTGCTTCTGGTCCATTCGTTGTGATGTACTTTACAACGACAGATGATTGATCTTCTAATTTCTTACCAATAACACCATCACCAAAGATTAGCTCATATCTCTGGTCATCAATCTCATTGAGGAAGAATACTTTGGAATCTGCTGTAATATCTAAAATGTTGTCAGACAACAAATATGGTTCACTCACACTAGATCCATCTGCAAACACTTCGACCTTAATTGTCGATGCATCGATGTTTAGGTTATCTAATACGAACCTTTGTGTCTTATTTGCTGCGTTAACTGTGTAGTTACTAGTAAGTAATGTTCCTTCTCTTACTAATACGTCGTTAAATGTTGCTTTATTGTTAACAACTTGTGCTGAAACGTTGCTTGGCGATACAAATTGATAAATCTTGTTATTAAATACAGCAACAAATCCTGTACCCTCTTTTAAAATTATTTCAGTATCAGATGTTGCTTGTGTATATTCAACATTAAATGATACGTATGCAGTTGCAGAGGTGTACGATCTAGGTCTGTACCCTAATTGCCTCGCAATGGACACTACGTTGTCTCTCAACGTGGCAGAATCAATGAATAACTCATTGACCGCCATATTAGTGTTAAACGCCGTGTAGTACGTGTTATACGCTAATACGTCTAATAGATTATTAAGGACGGAACCTTCAAAATCATAGTCAGTAAAATCTGACTGCGATCTCATGTACTCTTTGAGAACTGCCTTGATATCCTTAAAATCGAGATTTGATATTTGTGCGTATGGCATTTATCGAGTTCTCTCTAATACAAAATTGATCTGCTGCGGCGCATCGTTTCTGCCAGTGATCTCGAAATGAACCTCTACGTTAAAACCATCTAAACGAATATCAGGTCTACAAATAACATCTAATACATCAATTCTAGGTTCATACTCATTTAATACATTTGCAACTTCAGTTTGAATAATTGCAGCACTAGCATAATCAAGTGGTTCAAATAACATCTCTGTAATCGCACTACCCAAATCTGGGTTGAATAATCTCTCACGCTTCTGAGTAAGTAGAAGATTCATGATCGATTGTTTAATAGCAGCCTTATCCTTGACCGACAATAGATCATCGGTCATAGGATGTTTCTTAAATGTGACGCTTAAATCTTTAAACGTCTTGAAGGTCTGCATTACAGAAAGATACGAAGCTATTTGTATTTATTCACTTCCCACAAAATCCGTCTGCCCATTCCTCCTGGTTATCAAACAACTCACCTTCTTTCATGTCTTTGCGCTTCCCCGCTCGGCGCAGGTACTTGTCGCTCTCTACCTCGGTGATTAGGGTCATACCAGATTCTCTGAAATCTTCTGATTTATCAACTCTGCTGTTGCCCATTTTCGGTCTCCGTCCGTGATTTTGATTTAACATATCTATTTACTCAACCGCGACCCTGACCACGATAACGCTTCTTCGCACCATTACGTGATGTTGCAGAAAGCTTCGTGTGTTGCCCAGATCCCTGACGAGTACGCTTGGGTTTTGATTCGATCGTTTGCTGACCGTTTAGTCCGACTTTTGATTTTGCCATGAATGTTTCTCAGTTTGTGATATTGGAACCAATTAGTATTGTAGGATGTTGGAACGGTCCTGTCAAGGGCCTAGGCGTACCTCCAACAACCATCTGCGCTTCATCCCCAGTTACCGCTGGTAACCTGCCATTAATAAACACAGTTTTGTTTACAGTTGGTCGTATAACCCTCTGACCTGGTTGGCAGGGTAACGGAATTGCTGGGTTGATCTTTGTACCTGGCACAGGAGCAGGTATAGAGAGGTTGTCGTAGATCAGCAAGGGTTTGCCACCTGCAACAACTTTCGTGGGGTATGGAGTCCCTGCTAGGGGTGCTGCAGCGTATGCACAGTTTCCATCTGTACTCGGTGTGTCAACCGTCTCTGGTCCTACTATAAATGCCATCTTAGAATTTCATTGATCTTGCAATTTTGACTAGATCCCCCTTGATCCCCTCCACATTGTTATGTAAGTAGTCCAAGGTTTGAGATACCGTCTCGTAATCCTCAGAGTCAGGACGATGATACATCAAGGTGGGGCGCTCCAATTGCGATATCCGTTGGTCCAGGCTCGTCAACTTCTCTGACTGCCATAGGAGTGTCCTCTCCAACTCGTTCAATCTCTCCAGTAACTCTTCCATCGTTTTGATCTCCTCTCATGAATGCATTGGACGCTCGACTCTCAAACTCATCGCAGAACTCGTCGAAGTTCTCTAGAATTCTATCGTAATCACTATAATCGACTTTTTGGGGCATTTTTTTGCTGGGAAAATTTTTTGGGTTTCAAGGTTTCTAAAAAACCATTTTCAAAAATATTTAGCGGTCGTCTGGATACTTTTGTAGGTTAGGAGGGACCCATGAGTTTTCGCTTGGCGCATCGCTAAGGGGCAACGGGGGGGCATATAACAGTCATCGAACTGTCTACCCCTGTGCCCTGTCCCCCGTGAGGGGTGCTACCCTCACAGCTCTGCCATCATCTCATTCATCTCATCTGCATCGATGGCGGCGTCATCCCATGCCACGCCGTCTGCTGTCTTGCAGAGCATACGACCAATCTGTCCCTCACACATGCAACGTTGGAACTTGTCCCATGGTGTCTCGTCCTCACTGCAGAACTTCACACATGCCTTCGCTGTGTTGTACAGGAACTCATCGTTACCGATCCACAGCGACACGTTCCATGTCTCGTAGTTTGCCCAACCGTTGTAGGTAGTGGTGGATGCTGTCATGTGATGTCCTTTGTTTGGTATGTACTTATTATAGCGGGTGGGCAGGCGTTGCCTATACCAACAGTGCCAGTTCCTCGGTTGTCACACTGGAGATGTTCTCGTCTTCATAGACCCGCACCCATGCGATGGGTTCTCCTGAGGTGATCTTCCAGATCATCTGGTCTCCCTCTTGTTCCTGCTGTCTGATCGCTGCGATACGATAGGCACCTGCAATGGTGGGGGCATAGTCAGCACCGTACTCATCAAAGGTGCCGAAGGAAGTGGGTTGGACTGCGAACATGATTGGTTTGCTTTGTTGTTTTAATTCTACAGGGTCAGGGACTAATGTCTGTCGCTGATGTTCCAGTTCGTGAAGTGGTCAGGTTCGATGCGACCTGCTCTCACTGCCTGCCTGTACTCATGCTCTGCCTGCATCTGTCGTTGGATCTTCTCCATGACTGTCTGCATCATGGGTGATGGGTTCTCGCTATGGAGGAACATACCGTTTGCAGAGCGGGTGAGTTTGGTCATGTGCTTCGTTTAACTTCCTTAATTATAAGGGCGATGCCTCCAATGAGCGATGCCCACTGTGCCACTTGATCAACTGGTTTCTTTTGTGCAGACTGGTCAGTCCATACCCCTAAGATGGGGGAGCTGTGTGATGCCATGATTCGTGCTAGTATGGGTGAACTAATCGGTCAGCTGACCGAAGTGTTACTTAGTGGGGGAATTGTCCC